ATAATAGAAAGGTAACTAATGAAATCTCAATGTGACTGGGATGAATTTTATTTAAGCATATGCGATTTGATTTCCAATCAAAGCTATGCTGAAGACCGTAAAGTAGGTGCTATCATTGTTAAAGATGATAACATCATTTCATTTTCGTATAACGGAACACCTAGAAAGACTGATAATGATACTCAAAGTAATATTGTCTTACATGCAGAAGCTCAAGCAATTGCTAAAGTGGCACGAACAAACAGCAGTACTGTTAATGCTACTCTCTACTGTACCCTTAGTCCTTGTATTGATTGTGCAAAGCTTATTAGTGAAGTGGGTATTAAACGGTTAGTTTATATTGATGAATATAAATGTACTCAAGGTATTGATTTTTTGATAGCTAACAATGTATTAGTCAATGAAGAATACTCAACAACAAAATTAGCCAGTAAAGAATGGTTAGCTAGAACAGGATTATTATGGTAGATATTTATTTGTTGGTAGCACTTGTTTTATTTCTTGGTGTATATAACTGGAAATTAATAACTCAAGTTAATGACCAAGAAGAACAATTAGAAATGGCTAATGATTTAATTTTAACTATGGCAGAAGAATTACAAAGCTTAGGTTCGCCTAATGTTAAGGTAGTTGAACGTGAAAAATAAACTATTTCCTGGTATCACAGTAGATGTAGTATGTTTACCTGAATGTGATAAAGAAATAGGCAAACTATTTTTTGATTGCTTAAAAGATTATGTTATAAGGTTTAATAAACCAGTTCAATTTCTTAATTTTAAAGTGCAAATATGTGCAGTAGAATATCCTATTGGGGCTGAAATGGGTATCACTATGTTCAATGAAGAAGATAATCGTATACTTATACAAGTAAAAGATCCATTTGTTTCTGAGTGTGAATATAGTGACTGGGCTATGGAAAAATTTGTATGTGTGTTATGCCATGAAATTGTTCATGCTTGTCAACACTTAACGGGCAGCACTGGAATTAAAATTCCTAAATTTAAACATGGTGATATAGACATACCTAATATACATGACAAATATTTCTTTGATCCTATTGAAATAGAAGCCAGAATTTTAGAATCAGTTTATTCTACTTATTATGGACATACATTATTATGAAAAAACTAAGACTATGTGTAGACATAGAAACAAATGGCTTAATGCCTGATGTAGATACTATATGGTGCCTAGTAGCTATTGATTCAGATACAGGCACTGTATATTCTTTTTCGGATTACGATAATGAACTTCCCTCCCTTAAAGAAGGCCTTACCTTTATTAGCACTGCTGATATCATATTCGGTCATAATTTTATTGGTTATGATCTCGTTGTGCTTAAACACTTACTTGGATTTAATTTACCTAGTACAGTGAAGTTAGTAGACACTTGGATACTATCTCAGTTGAATCAATATAAACGAGATCACAAACATGGTCTTGAAGGATGGGGTTCTAAGCTAGGCTTTCCTAAACTAGAGTTTGATGAGTTCAGTAAGTACTCTAAAGAAATGCTTACATACTGTATTCGTGATGTAGAGCTTAACGTTAAAGTATATAAAGTACTTGTAGAAGAAGCCAATAAGATAATGTCTAAGCATCCTATGTACAAGACAGGTATCGAGGTTGAAATGGAGTTTGCTACTATTGAATCTGAAATCCAATACAAAGGTTGGATGTTTGATATGGCAGCAGCTCAAACATTGTTAATGCAAATCAATAATAAACTTGATGCTATTGAAGCAGTACTTGAACCTAAGATAGGTTTAAGATGTTTAAAGATAGATAAAGCAGATGAATACAAAGAACCTGCTTGGCGTAAAGATGGTTGTTACACAGTAGCAACTGTTAAACACTTTGATATACCACAAGAAGCAGGTAAAGAAGATAGACCTATTGCTGGTCCATATTGTCGTATTGCTTTTGAACAAGGTAAAGTAGGCAGTATTGAAGTAGTAAAAGACTGGTTGTATAGTCTTGGATGGGTACATGCTGAATGGAACGTTGAAAAGATTAACGGTAAATTCGTAAATAAAAGCCCTAAGATTACAGAATCTTCTCTTGAAAGGTTAGGACCAGATGCTATGCTAGTGTCTGACTATTATACAGTAAGAAGCCGTAAAGGTATTTTAGAAGGATGGATTGATGCTGTTAAAGAATCAAAAGATAACCGTCTTCATGGGCGCATGTGGACTATTGGGACTCCTACCTTTCGTTGTCGTCATGAGCTTGTTGCTAATCTGCCTAGCGTTGATTCGGTTTACGGCAAAGAAATGCGAGGACTTCTTATCTGTGAAGATGGAACATCTATTGTTGGAGCCGACTCATCTGGCAACCAAATGCGTGGCCTATGCCATTACATTGGTGACGATAATTTTACTAATGAGGTAATTAATGGTGACATACATCAAAAGAATGCTGATATCTTGTCAAGAGTTTATTCATGTCCGCGTAGGACTGCAAAACCTTGGCTATATGCTTACCTTTTTGGGGCTGGCCCTAGCAAGTTGGGTACAATCTTAACAGGTAAATCTGATACAAAAGTAGGTAAAGAGTCTGCAGCACTATTTGAAACATCTATTCCCGGATTAAAAGAATTAAAAGATAAACTATCAAACTTATTTGATAACACATCTAATGCCTTTGGTAAAGATAAAGCTTTTATTAGAGGCGTTGATGGTCGTATGGTGTTTGTAAACTCTCAACATCAAGTATTAAACTACCTACTACAGACAGCTGAAGGTGTTACTTGTAAAGCAGCTATTGTTTATCTTAAACGTAAGCTACAAGAGCGTGGTATACAATTCTACTTCTCTATTCATTATCATGATGAACTAGCTGTTGTAGTTAAAGATGAATACGCAGAAGAAGTTAAAGAGTTAGCCATTGAAGCATTCACTGAAGCGCCTAAATGGTTTGGTATTAATTGTATGGGCGGTGATGCTCACATTGGAAAGACATATGCAGAAGTACATTAAAAATAGTGTTGCAATAACATACCTAGTATTGTTATCACCTTTTATTTTATTAGGATTTGTTTTTAATGAAATAATGAGTTGTATTCTACATGGTATTAAATTATCTGATCACGTAGGTAATCTAATTAATGAGTGGTATAATGAATGATATTGAATTTAATTTAGCAATCATTGATGCAGATAGTATCATGTATCAGATTGCTTTCGTTGAACCATCTCCAGCTAAATGTAAGAAAGCACTCGATAATAAACTAAAAGAGATTATGGAGAACGTAAATGCTTCTAATGGAGTGGTGTTTATTAAGGGTGCTAACAACTTTAGATATGAAGTTGATATTGCTTACAAGGGAAACCGTAAAGACACTATTGAACCTGAAGTAAAAGATCGTATTGATATGCTATATGAATACGCTAAAGACTTCTGTGTTCTTAGTGACAACGGTGAAGCAGATGATCTATGTGGTATTACCGCTAAGAAAGCTCTTGATGAAGGTCAGTTGTATATTGTATCTCACATTGATAAAGACTTGAATGCTATTCCTGGATGGCATCATAACTTTAGAACAGGTGAAATATACTTCATGGATGACTCAGAGGCTTATCGTTTCTTGATGACTCAAATCCTGACAGGAGATGCTACAGATAACATCCAAGGGTTACGTGGTGTAGGAACTAAGACAGCTGAAAAGCTAATTAAAGATACACCTAATACCCAACTGTGGAATAAGGTTATTGAAATCTGGAAAGCAAAACAAGGTGACTTGTGGTATAATAACTTTGTGAGATGCGCTAACTGTATTTACATTAGGGAATTTGAATCAGACTTGCGTCCCCTAACTTTTGAAGAACTCAAAGAAAGATTAACATGGACTACGGACATTGGCACCCCCTCACAGACAGACCAGACGGAGCCTTTGGATTCATCTACTATATCGAAAACCTCCAAACAGGAAGACGATACATTGGAAGAAAGCAATTAATAAGTGAATCAAAACGACTACTACCTGGATCTAAACGAAGAACCATCACTCGAAGAGAAAGTGATTGGAGAGATTATAAATCCTCGTGCAGAGAACTCCTTGATGATATTGAGTACTACGGATTTGATTCATTTACTTTTGTTATCTACGAATGGGTATTCGGAAAAGGAATGCTTACGTATAGGGAAGTCCAAGAGCAGTGGGAATGTGAAGTTCTTTCGAGAGCTGAAACACCTGAT